AATTTTTTAATAGGGGCATAATTTTTTTCTTGTTTTTTCTTCTTGGGTTCGTATAATTCACCACATCGAAAACACACACAGAGCGTGAAGGTTCATCAGACTGGAACGCACAACGAGTAGAAATTTGATTATGAGCAGACCATCAATCTGCTTGTAGTATGATTTCTGAAAGGCATTGTATTAGGGTGACACTCGGAAATATCCAATACCGAGGGAAGTCAGTGTGTGACTTCGATTGAGATACCCCTAGTCAGTGCCTTTCTTCGTTTGGGAACACACACCATGCGTCTAACTCAACTAACTCCTTCTGAATCAGCAGTATTCGAACAAATCCAATTCCTAGATAACCACTTCAAGACTAAGTTTGGTCTAGAATGCTTTAGCCAATCTGTACAGCAGTTCATTAACTTCTTCGCTGACAAACAAGGTTACACTCGCCGTACCATTCAGAACGCTTTCCGTAAGCTTGAAGAACTAGGTCTAATCTCAATTGCTTACAACCAAGGCTTCAAAGGCGCTAACCTTTTCTACGTGAACCTAGAGAAACTAGAAGAACTACGTAAGGCTTCCCTAGACGCTTCTACTAAGGCTTGTGACAAGGTTAAAGCAGTATTTCAAAAGTTCCTAAACATCGCTGTAAACGCAGGTAAAGAGCCTGTAGAAGACGTTGTGGTTGACGCTGAACTACCTACTTACGAGTTCGACCTTGCTATGTCTGAAATGATGGACGATGAGCTTCTAGCAGGTATCCCTAACGTATTCTTTGGGGAAGAAGGCTACGAAGATTCGTTGTAAGCCACTGTATGCGATAAAAAAGGGAGTCCGAAGACTCCCACGATGTGTGTGTTAATATGACCAGATAGCCAATTCTGGACGCATATCCAAGTGGATAAAACGACCGTTACCCTTTTGATTGATACCAATACCTTTAATTCCGAAGATGAACGCAAGTTCTAGGACTTTGTAGGCAACGTCACGGCTTACCGCGAGGTCAATAGCCGCTTTGTTATGCCAACCCGCCTTTGCTTTTTTACGTTCTTCTGGATGGTTGACACAGCGATATGCTGAAGAGACAGGCATTGGAACACCAATGATTTGACGGATAAGCTGGACTTTATCCATTAGCTGAACAAACTCAATGTTAGGGTTTGCTTGGTTACAGCCACATTTACAACGAAGTTCTTTATCTGAAAAGTTAGCCCATCTGGACAATGCCACCTCCTTTCTTTGTTCTCATGAAGTATGTGTGCATAGCGAGTTCGTCAGGCATGTTAGGGTTCACCCGTCCGATATTGATGATGTTCAAGAAGTCGTCCATTGGAGGCTTCTTCACGAAGCCATAACGCATCGTGTAGTAGACCTTATCGAAATCAGGGTGATGGTAGAGCCATAGCTTGACGAACAGGGTGATCATTGGGTCGTAAGGGGCAACTAGAGGTAAGTGAATGAAGTTCTTCACGACTGTGCGGTCTGACTTCAAACCAACGTAGCCCATTAGCTGCCCTTCCCTTGTCTTAATCACATACTTGCGGTTTGTGTAATGGTCTTGGGAAACCAAAGGAACAGCCTTGAGGTAATCCGCAATGTACTTGCTGTAAACACCTGACTCACGGATACCCGCATACATAGCATCAATTTCTGGTAGGTCTGCTTCTTGAAGTTCCTCAATGTAGTAGTTCTCACTGAGCCAGTTAGTACCACGAGCTTCTTGAGCCTCTAGGAACAGACGTACAGGACGCATTAAGACAGCCATTAGTTTTCCTCCTTGAAGTAGTTGAATAGTTCACGGTAAGCGTGGAGCTTAGGGAAGTTGGGACGATTCATTGGCATGATTCCCTTCTTGTCAAAGAAGAAACCACCACCGTTAGTCAGGCGGTTCACCTCTTCGAACTCTCCCATGTAGTTCAAGGACTCGATAAAGTCCTCGTTGATTTTTCTCATGCGGTCAGTGAAGACCACATCGTTGATATGACGAATGTCCTTAACGTTCCCGAACTGCCAATCAGGGTCAGCACAATCAGGAACACCAATCGTCAACTCACCCGCAGCATTCACGCACCAATCGTTATTCATAACAGGCGATTCGAACTCGTTAGATAACGGTTTACGACCACCTTTAAGTAGGCTTTGAATATCCTTGTAGGTAGAGAAACGAGCACCATTAGGGTTCTCTTCGATGTACTTAAAGAGCTTGCAAACTTCCTTACCAAACAAGGTCATTTGCTCACTCGTTGCGTAAATATCGAATTGAAGTGCAAAGCGTTTGACTCCTGCTTCACTCACTTCCTTGTAGCAGTCAATCAAGCCTTTGTAGTTGTGGATGTTTAGAGTCATAGTGGCGTAGGTGATCAGCTTGGAGTATTGACATAACTTAGCGTGTGAACGCTTAGAGCCTTTAGCACCGTTCCCCAAACCGTCATAACTGAAGACCACCTGACAGTTGTTAGAACTCAGAAGGTCACACCACTCATCATCAAGCAAGTGACCGTTCGTGTAGATTCGAGGCTGAACCTTTACGGGATGCTCATCGAGCAGCTTAAAGGCTTGTCTGAACCACTCTTTGCCTGCCATTAGTGGCTCACCACCAATGAACACCATGAACACGTTCTGAAAGCCTTTTGATAAACGTAGGGCTTCCGCTACGTGGCTCACAGGAGCTTTAAGTTTCATTTTGTTGCTTTCCGCAGTCATGCAGTAAGCACAGTCAAGAAAACAGTCATTAGTTGTTTGGATGTTCCACGCGATATTGTGGTAATACATGTGACCTCCTAGTTTGTTATAAAGGGAATCTCTCCTTGATTTCAGCCACCTTCTCTAGCCAAGGCTGATAAGCCTCTTCAGGAGTCTTACGACCACTCATAACGTCAAACTGAGCGTTCAAGTAGAGAGGGTCAGATTCTTCTTTGTAGGCTTGTTGTCTTAGCTCGATGATCTCTTCACGAGACATGGTGATTTCTTGGAGAGTGTTTGTGATTGGGTCGTACTGTTTACCAAACGGACTCGATGTGGTGACAACCGGATACCAGTTTTCTAGGTCTTCTGGTATCGGGTATTCTTGCCACTCAGCGAGGTTTGAACGCTTGAAGTAAACAGTCCGTTCCTCTCCATCAGGAACTTCGAAGAACGGAATGTCTTGGTTCATGTTACACCCCCGTTAGTTTGAAAATCCGAGTGATGTTACCGCTTGAAGACTTGAAGATTTTCGTGTCGTAGCGGTATTCGTAATAGATAGAGTACGCAGGGAAGATTGAACGAGGCGCAGCAGTGCCGTAGTGGTTTTCATCCAGTACAAAGATGAAACCCGCATCGTGCCAATCCCCACGGTCATGACCTTGCACCATGTACCAACCAGAACCCCACGAGTTAGGCACAGAGTTAGCCGCACCTGACCACACAAGCTTGTAGCTGTGAGGCAAGTAACGACCACCTTCAGCAACCTCACTGTAGGCGATAACGTCAGGTACACGTTTAAGGGCTTTAAGTTTGTCCTTGATGCTTGAAGCACCTAAGTTGATACAAAGCTTGTAACCCTTCACGTTCGTACCCGCAGCCACGTTAGGGCGTGTTGCTACGTTATCAATGTGGAAGTGTGCGTAGGTCTTACGCCAGCCTTGCGTACCGCTTGGGTTTGACTTAGACGCAGCAGTACCATTAGCCGCCTGTGTGGTGTACTTAATGGTCATGCGGATTACCGCGCCTTTGGTCGTGTTTGAAGCGTCCACGAAGTAAATCGTAGGAGCAGCATCAGCAGGTAGAGTCTTCTGAGCAGGAGCAGCAGCACCTACCGCAGATTTCTCATCTTGGAACAAGTAACCGTTAGCTGCACAGTATTGGATGTTCAGCGTACCGTTCTTACCTGTCGTGTAGTAGTTGTTGGTGATTGGGAAGTAAGTAACATCGTTCTGTAGGGCTAAGTTGTCCGTGAACTGCATGTTACCGCCCTTACCCGCAGTACCAATCCACGTTACGATGTTCGAGTTACGGCTTGCTTCACTCAGTACGTCCGAGCTGATAGAACCTGAGTTCATCACCACGTTACCGTTAGCGTCTACGTAGAACGTAGGCTTGTTCTGAGCGTTGTAAGCTGCAAACTTGTAACCATCTTCACGCATTTCCGCACGAGCACCTGTCGAGCCTGTACGAACCACAGCACCCGTTAGGACACCGCCGTAGACCTCTGCGTCAAAGATTGCGTTCTCACCTGTGAAGGTTCGAGTGTTGATGTGGTCAGCATCAAGCATACCCGCTTTGATGTTCGTTGCGTTTACCAACGTACCGTTGTAAACGTCAGCGTGGACATACTGAGCCGCAATCTTACCCGCAGTGATGTTGTCTGCGTTTAGGTTCTTGATATGCTGCCCTTGCTCAATTAGAGGAGGGTAGTTAATGACCGTACCTCTACCTTCACTATAAGCCTTGATAGATGCGTTGATTTCAGGCTCATAAACAACTTCAGCACCTGCCTTTACACAGCGATACTTAATTGCCTTCATTAATAAAGGGTCATGTGAATTATCGTAGAAAGTACCTTGGTAGTGGTTACGTTGGTACTGTGCGGCGGTAGCAATAAGAATACCGAAGTATTCCTTTCCGTTCTTCGTGAACGTAACAGCCTCAAAGCCGCCTGTATTCCTAGCAAATTCTGTACTAAAGTAGTTCCAAGATGAGTTGTAACCACACTGAGCTACAAGATTTACTTCACCAATTTGACCATTACCACTTGTGCGTTTAAATACCATCTTACCGCTTGCGTAAGTGTGAGGTAGTCCGTTTCCCTCACTAGCGGAAAAGCGTCTACATATAGGGATAATGTAATAACCATAGGTCTCAAAACCACCAAAGTTGAATGTCCTTTCATCAAGTGGCTGTTTACTATCCGTGTAAGCCAGTGCAGCAGCCTTAGCAGCATCAGCTTTCTTCTGTGCTTCTGCAATTGCCCTTGCCTCAGACGCAGTAACCTCACCGTCAGCGTAAGCTTTGGCTTGTGTTTTAGCTAATTCAGCTTGAGCACGTGCATAAGCTTCAGCAGCAGCCTTAACAGCGTTAGCTTTGTCTTGAGCACCTTGTGTAGTCTCAAAGCCAAGGTCAACCAAATCACCACGTTCTGTCACTTCGTAGAAACGAATCTCATCAACTTCAGCCGTACCGTTACCGCCTGAGTAGTTCACAATGAACATAGGACGGACGTAAGCAGTACCAGAACGGAAGTTATTGTGATTGTCACCGATACCCTGAATGTAACCCTCAAAGGTTCTCCATCCACCCGCTACGGTTAGTGTCTGTGACTGAGCACAGAAGTAACGGTGTGTGCCTGCACCGCCTGACAGGTTGTTGTAGTTGCGGTCTAGAGTAGCAACACCCGCATAGAAGCCGCTACCCCCTGCCGTCTTGTCCTTGGTTTGACGGACTTTCACGACCATCTTGTACTTCTTGTTAGGGTCTACAGGGATTACAGCAGTAGAGTAAACCCAGTGATCACCTGTTAGGCTCAAAGCGTTACCGCCTGTAACACCGGAAACTACTGAGATATTTCCCACACCTTCAAGCGTACTGATTACGTCAGGGCTACCACTATGAGCCTTTGAGAAAGTCTTTAGCGGGTCTGTTAGATGAGGGTCAAATTGACGTTTACGCTCTTTCTTCATTTCAGCGTCAGCGTGAGCTTTAGCTGCGTTTGCAAGGCGTTCAGCTTCGTCAATCGCCGCTTGTTCTGCCTTAGTGACCTCACCATCAGCGTATGCCTTAGCACGTGTCTCAGCAGCTTTAGCCTTAGCGTCAGCCGCCGCGATAGCTGCCTGTTCTGCTTCTGTTGCCACACCATCAGCGTATGCCTTAGCGCGTGTCTCAGCAGCCGCTACAGCCGCATTAGCAGCATCAATAGCAGCCTGTTCAGATTCCGTGACGATACCGTCAGCGTAAGCTTTGGCTTTGGTTTCCGCAGCGTTAGCTTGGGCTTGTGCATAGTCCTTTGCGCTTTGGCTGATTACACTCGCAGCAGAGACGTATTGGTCTTCCACCACGCAACGCACCGTGTAGTCCTTCGTGTGGTATGTCTTGATGTAAGGCTTGTTATCCTGAATGAACAACACTGGATGGTTGCTCGAAGTGCCGGAAGCCTTAATTGTGGATACTGTCCATGTAGTACCGTTGAATGCCAACCAAGCAGCATATTCAGTCTGTGTGGCTGTACCTAGAGTAGTTAACGTTACAAGGTAACGGCAATTACCCGCAGTGCCGCTAATCTTTGTTGGTAGCGGAGCACCCCTGACACCTAAGACTTCAGCAAACTTGGTAGCACTCACTGTGTAGTTACGTGACCATCGACCTGTAGACTCTTCAGCAGCTAACGTAGCGTTCTTCTTAGCTTCAGCAGCTAGGCGTTCAGCTTCGTCAATCGCTGCCTGTTCAGCCTTAGTGACCTCACCATCAGCGTATGCCTTAGCGCGTACTTCCGCAGCATCAGCCTTAGCTTGAGCCGCTAGGATTGCCGCTTGTTCTGCATCGTTAGCTACACCGTCAGCGTAAGCTTCCATAGCAGTCTTAGCAGCAGCCACTTTAGCGTCAGCCGCAGCGATAGCCGCCTGTTGAGCCTTAGTAGCAGAACCTTTAGGGTCACTCGCTTGTTTGGCTCGTAGTTCAGCCGCTTCAGCTTGAGCCTTAGCGTAAGCCTGAGCTGTTGACTGTGCGTTAGCAGCAGCACCTTTAGGGTCACTTGCAGCCTTAGCGTTAGCTTCAGCCATAGCCGCTAGACGTTCAGCCTCAGTGATAGCCGCCTGTTCAGCCTTAGAGATTTCACCATCAGCGTATGCCTTAGCGCGTGTCTCAGCAGCCTTAGCAGCCGCTTGAGCAGCCGCGATAGAAGCCTGTTCAGATTCCGTTACGATACCGTCAGCGTAAGCTTTGGCTTTGGTTTCAGCCGCTTGAGCCTTAGCGTCAGCCGCAGCGATAGCCGCTTGTTCTGCTTCTGTAGCTACGCCATCAGCGTATGCCTTAGCACGTACCTCAGAGGCTTCCACAGCAGCTTCAGCCGCTTCCTTCACAGCGTCAGCCTTAGCTTGCGCACCGACCTCAGTCTCTAGAACCTGACCATTAACGTTGATAGAGCCGTTGGTGTAAGTGGTTCTATCCTCTGCGTAAACACGGATAGAGTTACGCACCTCTTCATCAAGAATAACAGCAGGGTCAGAACGGCGGTAAACAATAGGGTTCATTAGGATTGGGTCTTTTGAACCGTTTAGGAAACTACCTTTGAAAGTATTGCGTTGGAATTGCGCGGTACTTGCTAGGTGGATACCGTAGTATTTCTTGCCGTTCTTCATGAACGTCACTGCGTTCATTGAGTTAACGTTACTTGTTTCGCTGTAATGGAAGACGTTCCAGCTAGAACTGTAACCTGACTGAGCGTTAACCATGACTTCAGCAATTTGACCGTTACCTGAAGTACGCTTAAACACGAACTTACCAATAACATAACTATGAGGTAGGCTTGTCCCTTCTTCTTTATCGTAAACACGACATAGAGGAATTACGACCTGTTCAAAGTCATGGAATGCAGGTAGGTTCACGTTGTACTCATCACGTACACGGTCACTTGCACCAATATCTGTAGGCGTTAGGTTGTCTACAGTTGTTGTTGTGTAGTCTTTGGCTTTACGTTCAGCTTCAGCCGCTAGGCGTTCAGCTTCAGCGATTGCCGCTTGTTCTGCTTCAGTCACCACACCGTCAGCATAGGCTTTAGCTTTGGTTTCCGCAGCGTTAGCCTTAGCGTCAGCCGCAGCGATAGCAGCCTTTTCAGCCTCAGATGCAACACCATCAGCGTATGATTGAGCGAAAACTTTAGCAGCCTCTACCTTAGCGTCAGCCGCAGCGATAGCAGCGTTCTTAGCTTCCTCAGTCATTTGACCAACGATTTCATAATCAGCATCAGCACCGTCATTACCTTTCATTTGAATCGGGAACGACCAGAAAGTCAGTGGTTGGTCGATTGTGTTAGCTAGTTTCTGAGACATCCAGTTTGCACCGTCAGAGTCTTCAGTCCAGCCGCCTGTGTTACCCGCACCTTCCGGTGGCATTGGGCGTTGGTTCACAGGGTTCTTGTGGTAAACGACAAATAGACGCTCACCGTCAGCACCATTCGAGCCATCCATACCAGCGATACGGTGAACACGTCCCGCAGCTTGTGGTACATCGTTAATTACACGTCGAGTTTGACGATAAATGTCCGAGGTACGCATATCTGCACCCCACGCTGTCCATGAGGCATCAGGATTGATCACCTGACCATAACGGTACTGTTCATAGATGGTGTTACCGTCTTGACCGTTTGAACCGTCCTGACCGTCTTGACCATCGTGACCATCACGAACCTTGCAGATAGTCATTGTGTCAGTCACACCGTCAACAGTAACGGTAACTTTCACGTTGTCGTGATTACCCATTGAAGCGTATTTAAGGATGCGCTCGTTAGGGTTTGACGTTGTGGCTAGTGCAACAGAAGGTGAAGTAGTCCATTTAACTGAACCCTCTACGTTCTGCGTGAAGGCACTCATGATGATCAGTGAAGGAGCAGCAACACCACTCTTATTCACATGGAATGTCTGACTGTCTGAGATTAGACGTACAGATTTCGCAGACTCCACACCATCGTAAGTCAGTGTGATTTCTGGCGAGTATTGAAGACCATCACGTCCCATTGTGTCGAAGTGAGCAATACGCATGTAGCGTGTTGTCTTGTCAGGGAATGGGAACACATAGAATGACTCTTTGCCTAGTGTGGCGTGAAGCGTTGAAGCACTTGGGGTGAACCCTTTAGTGGTAGAGATATGAACCTCTGTACCCGCAAAGTCAGGCTCAAAACAAGGACTCCATTCAACCGTTGCGCTGCCGTTAGCGTTGGTTACGTCCACATCACCTGCTACACCGATTTGACGGTTGTTAGCAACCAATTCAGTTACCAGTGAGCTATTACCTAGACGGTCTTCGATAGAGATACGGAAAGTGATCACACGTGAAGGCTGACCACCCATCATTTCCTTGTTCTTCTCTAGGTCTAACGTGAAGACTGACTCTTTGGTAGTCGTTGCATACTTCATTACACCATTAACCACAATCTGAATTGAGTATTGATGGAACACGTCAGCAAGCTTACCCGTTGAACCTGCACTGTTAGGCGCATCAGAAGACGGGATGTTGTCTACCTCAACGTTGGTCATATCGTCCCAAGTGAACTTGAAGTTAGGCGTTGAGGTTTCAACTTTAAGACCTGTAACTTCAGGAATCACGTAAGCAGGACGAACGTTGACGTTGGTGATTGTTGTCCAGTCAGAAGAACCAAGGAACAACTCGTAGGTACGAACACGGAAGTCGTAACGAGCTTCTTTTAGGTCTGTTAGCGTGAATTGAGTACCACGGAAAGCAGACGTTAGGCGCGTCCATTGAGACGCTGAACTTAGCTTGTATTCAATGTCGTAGGCTGTACTTGGAGTGAAACACGAAGCTTCCCAAGCAAGCAGACCGTAACCAGTGTTTACGAAGCTTGATAGAGTGAACATTACGTTCTTAGGAGCAGGTACGTTATCGTCAGGCTTTGGACGTGGCAAGCTGCCTGTACCTTCTACTGTACCCTCATAGACTGAATGGTCGTACTCGATACAGTGAATCGTTGCGATATTGAAGCGGTCTGCATCAGTGGCAACCTTCATGGACTGCACACGGAACAGCTTGTTCTTGAAGCCGTAGATTTCAGAAGAGACACCGATAACGTCCCAAGGACGCAACTCACTGAACTCGTGAAGGTCAATATCGAACGAACATGACATTTGGAACTTCGCCTTGTTGTACACAAGGTTCGTCATGTATTTAACACAGTGTTGAACCACACCGTCTTCAGCCTCGTAAGCGTCACGAGCGTAAGGCATCTTCAGAGATTTCGTGATGATTTTACCGTCAGCCATAACACGAGGGTCACTAGCTGCATTCTGAGGAATTACGAAATCATCATCGTTGTCACGGTTAATCTCTGATTTGAATGTGGTAGATACTACGTTGTAGTAAGAGCCTGAGTCAGCAGGGCTAACTTTAAGGCTGTTCTTTAGGATACTGTCTTCGTCTAGCTCGTAGACAGGAGCTAAGACCTTCTCTTCCACAAGGAAAGTAATCTTACCGTCAACGATAGCCAATGCACCACCACAGCAAGCTAACATATCTTGAAGAATGTCAGCGAACTTAGCACTCGCATCAATCGCAGAGTTAATACGGAGGTCATTGTTCTCACAGAACGTTGCACCGTACTTGAACGACTCCATGTTGATGTAATCAACGGTTACACCCATGCCATAGTAGTCATTCATTAGGAAGTCGAGCGTAGCCAACGCTGTGTTGCTACTTTCACCGTCCACTTTACCTGTGCGCGGGTCAAAGACCTCTGCACCTGTTACAAGGGCGTTGATGTTGTAACGGTCTGAGAAGAACACATAGTCTTGGTTCGTTGAGTAGTCAGCGAAGATAACGATGTGAGGGACGCAAGCACCGCGATGGTTTACTGTCCATTCACCGTCACTGTTATCAATTGCCAACTTAGCGGCTACTTGGTTCTCCTGACCGGAACGCCATTGCATTTTGAAACCATCAGATTTCTTGTAGCGAGGACGCATTGAGCTTGCATCGTAGATACCTGAAGAGGCATTAGCAGGGTCAGTTAAGTCGTTCTTGTTTTCATCGAACATCTTAACGTCGTCAATCCACACGTTGTGGAAACGCACCGCACCAACACCACCAACGCTGAACACGTCAAGGCGGTATGATTGGTCACGGTCAAGAACGTTAGAATAAACGTAGGTACAACCCACGATAGCCGTACCGTAAACACGGTTGCGGGGACTTTGTGTACCGTTCTTAGTTACCTTTGTACCCGCAATAGAATCATTAGATTTGTTGTCCGGCATTTGAGTCATTGTGTAGATGGTTGCACCTACAGACAGACCTACCGAAATCCAAGCAACAGTAGCCGCAGCTAAACCCATTAGTTACTCTCCTTTTCTAAAAACTAGGTAGTCCTCCCGTTCGTAGTTTTTGGGAGAGACAAGACCGAAGACCTCGTGGTCAGTTACGCCGAACCACGAAGTCCCTAAATTCAGATAAACGTTGTGTTGGTTTTTGAAGACGACCACATCAAGCGGTCTTTCGAAGCCTTGAGGGACGAGAGAGAAGCCTTCAGCCTCTAGGTACTCTCTTAGGGAGCGAACCCCATAAACACGAAGAGAGGCTTTTACGCCTCCCTTGATGGTTGAATATGTACCGAGCATCTTGTGGTAATTCTCTTCGTCAAAGACTTTGAGAATCATGAGATTGCAGTCTCGTTGCCCTCTCACATGCTCCTGTCCACGGAACTCTTTAATCACTTCTTCTGCTTTGTTGAACATGATTAGTCCTTCCAGTTCTCATCACCGAATGATGTGTCTGCCGTGTACTGGAAGAACATATCCCCTGCGTGAAGGGCTTGGTGATGTGCTAGTGAGGTGGACATTAGGAAGCTTGTTTTATCAAGGCTTTTGAATGCTGATTCAGTCTCAAACTTAACGCTGATACTCGACGAAGCCTCATCGAACTCCGTTACGGGAGTCTGAGCGAATCCGCGATGGTAGTATTTTGCTGAAGACACGGTATCTGTACCGTCAGGCAAGGTTGCGAGAAGAATATCTACGGGAGCATTACGGAAACCTTCTTGCTCAAGAATGACACGGTAGACGGGGTTAACGCCTGACAGCGTAATCTCCACGCCTTCCGTGATGAGTTCATAACTCGATTCCGTCTCACCAATCTCTAAGAGATCCCCCGCAGCACTCCACGTAACACCGCCATGTTGAACATCAAAAGGCGCGTTGGTGAGACGAACAGGGGTTACTTCGCCCGTTGATTGATCTTTATAACGCAACTCTAGTAATAGAATTTGTGTTGAAGCCATTGTTACCTCTTTACTGCATTAACTCAGTCCACGACAAAGTAGCTTCTGCAATTAAGCCGCCTTCTGAGTGTTGGATTGTTGTTTCGTTACCATCTAACAACGCTGTCACGTGCGGATTCTTAAAGTTGGCTTCCGCTAAGTGTTGTTGTGGTTTCTTTAAGGAAGGGACGATTGAAAACACACCGTCCCCGTCGATGTTCTCAAGCACCGTGTAAACCTTCGTGTCGTTAGGTACTGTGAACACAGAACCCATCGAGATAAGCTTTCCGGTGTGAGATAGTTTAATTTCGTTAGCACCGCGAGAATGCGCAGTGTTAACCGTTGGATTGACCACTAGGTCAGGATGTGCGTAAGCACCGCCTAGCGGTAATTTGAAGGCATTCAAACGACCTCTTAGACTCGCTAAGAATCCATTGAGGATACGGACGTTCTCATACCCGTAAGCCAATAAAGTGATAGTCCCCTTGTACCACTGAATCCCTGAGTCATGACGGTACTGAATACCTGACATAGACTCAGAGGCATAAACACGGTGATAGTTCGTAATGGAGACTTCTGTTAACTTTAATTGGCTAGGTAAAACCTGAACCATGTTAACGACTCCTTGAACGTGTAGGACGCTTACGTTCTTCGCGTTGGACTAACGCAGCGATTGTTGATTGTTGTTTGGCAAGGGCTTGAGCCATGACCTTCTCATCAACGAGGTTTGCACCCATGTTGATTGTTGAGTTGATCACTGTGCCTCCACCTGAACCCATTGAGGCTTGACGGTCTACAGCGTCGATGTATTCCCCTACTTTGTCCTTTGGAATGACAATCTCACCACCTTCCATGTAGTAAGTACCGTCACGAGGAATCTGACCGCCGTTGTGGAACTGACCTTGTACCGATTGGATACCACTGATAGCAGCACCCACCTGTCCCGCAGCGAGAACGGCTTGCCCTGCCTTCATGTACCACGGAGCGTCAGAAGCCCACACCCTCGCTACTGCTTGGTATTGAGCAATCAAGGTCTGACTCAATGCAGCACTCTTAGTCAGAATGAACGCAGCCTTAGCCATTGACTTACTGTTATTGAAGAAGGTCTTCATACCGTCAATCGCTGTGCCGTACTTCATCATTTCAAGTGCGATTTCGTCATGGACTCGCGTTAGGGTTAGGTCTTTGGAGAGTTGAGCGTACTCAGCTTCAGTGATGTATTTGTTCTTGAGCATTTCCTTGTACTCAAGGTCTTGAATCTGAGCGTTAATCTTCGCTTCCTGTGCGCTACTTCGATAGAAGTCCTTAGCCATTTGCAAGCGAGCATCAAGGTGTTCCTTTTCCTTGCGGAGCTTTTCGTCAGCTTCACGTTGGTCACGTTCTGCTTGCTCCTGAGCGATTCGCTTACGTTCCTTAGCCTCTAAATCAGAGAGAATCTTGAGGGTCTTGTTGGCATCGTTGATTTGCTTCGTCAGTGCCGCTTTGTTTCCGTCAGTGACCGGAAGAGACTCGTAGTATTTCTTAGCCTCTGCTACCTTAGCCTTCTCAAGCTGCAATTGACGCAACGCACTGTCTTCACTTAGACCTTGTGCAGCGAGGTAGTCTTTGATTAGTTGAGAGCCTTCACGGATACGGTCATTGATGATCAATTGCGTATCTGCTTGACCTTCCATTGTCTTGACGACCTCAAGCTTCTTAGGGTCATACTTAACAGCGTCAACACCATCAATCAGTTGTTGTAGGAAGCCGCCGCTAACCTCTTTGTTCAACTCTTCCTTGAGCTTTAAGAGTTCACCTAATTGCTTCTGAAGGCGTGGAATTTCAAGACCATACATTGCACCTGCATGAAAACCTGAAGACTTCTTACCTGCCTCAATCTTCCGTTGAATATCTGAGATTTTCGATTCAACTTTGATTAGTTCCATCAAGGCGTTATCTGACAAACCATCTAGGAAGGACGAATCGAACTTACCTAGCTGCATCATCACCTTGTACATGAACTTCTCAATCTGTACTGAAGCGGTCTGAATAACTCGAAGGATTCCGAGAGCAATCTGCTTACTGAAGTTGAAGATAACTTCACCCGCAGTCTCGCCTTCTGAAATCATCCCTCTGAACTTCTCTGTTGCCTTATCGAAAATCGAGGTGAACGCCTTACTGAAAATCGCAAGGGTCGTGTTGGCTACCTCTGAGATAATGATTTTCAGACGATGGAACGAGGCGTACATATCGTTAACCATGTGGATTAACTGACCGCTTGTACCCGCGCCTAGACCTTCTGCTTCAGCCATGAAGTCACCTAGCGTCTTACCGCTACGGGTCATTGTGGTGGACAGACGGTACATACTGTCGTTGACCTCATCAGCCCAAAACTTAGCTGTGCTTGGGTCAAGTCTTGAAATGGTTTCTTGGAAGCGTGTGAACTGTTCTGTAGGGTCTAGAGCCATCCAGTCCTTAGCACTCTCACCGATACTCAAGAAGAAATCGACTAGCGCACCACCGCCTGAAGCTGCGTCAACGATACGAACGTTTAAGTCCTTTAAAGCGTCTGCTAGGTATTCGTTCTCAAGACCTAGCGTGTTCGTTGCGTGTGTGAGTTTTGCGTATGTTTCTAGTGTTACACCTGCCGTGGTTGCCATACGCTGCATTTCACGTTGGTTTTCGTAAAGCTTATAGCCAAGCGTACCGAGAGCAGCCGCCGTACCAGAACCAACGAGTCCTAAGCGGGTCATTGAACCCATGAGGTTCTTTAATGAACCCGCCATAGTCCCTACTTTAGAATTGAAGGAACGAATATCCTTCATCATCTTTCCAAGGGACTTTTTGAAACTCTTTTGTGCTTGTTCTGTCTGTTGAATTAGTTTGGCTGCGTTGGCACTCATGGCAATATTTACGTTACCAATCGTAACGTTCTTTCCTGCCATTAAGCCTCCTTCTTAATTAACCAAACATTGCCGTTAATTTATGATGTAATTCTTTCTGAGAAGCTTCGTCATGACCTTCTTTAATATCCATTGACTCTTCTTTCATGAATGGGAATATATCGTCATAAGCGAGCATTTTACCTTTACGACCTGCCGTTGAATTGTAGGTAGCCGCAGCGATAGTACCTGCTTGAATCCACGAATTACTATTTAGGAAAGGCTTAACTTGGTTAAGAAGGAATAATCTATAAATTAACGCCATTGGTTGCTTGTTGAATTCTTCAAAGGTCAATCCCCAATAAAGCATCAATTCTAAACAGAAGACCTCGAACGTATTATTTCGAAGTTCTTTTAGTTCTTTTTTAAATCTTCACCCGTTGAAAGGTTTGATAGTTCTTGCACTTTAAGAGCAAGCGGAAGCACGAATGAAATATCTGCTTCTTTTAAGACCTGCATATCTTCATCTTTAAATAGACGTTGTTTATTTTCGTCAAGGACACAGCGAACAACTAGAGCAGCAAAGTAGCTTTCTTGATTCATATTACCGTGTTCGTCTGTTTCGCTTTGAGCAGCCGCAAAGAGGTAATCCATTGTGTTCATACCCTTCACGAAATAATCACCGTAACCATCAACAGTGAATTTAACTGGTTTGTTCATTAGTCGTTTTAGTAATTCATTGCGATTCATAAAGTCTCCTTCTGATATAAAAAAGGACTACCCGAAGTAGTCCCTTAGTTGATTAAGCTTTAGCGGATAGCGCACCCGCTTTGTTCTCTTTGTGTACCTTACCGTGTACCACTAGAGAAACAGCGTAACGAACCACATCGTCAGCCGCAGAGCTGATACCGAATGAGCTAACCTGACCGTCGAACATGTAGTCTGTTTGACGTTCACCTTGAACTAGACGGATAGCGAATGAGGCTGTGTTTTGGTTTGCGTATAGAGTTTCTAGAGCTGTCTGACCTGCATCTTCCGTGTTCGCTAGGAACTCTAGGTCAATCTGTCCAACGTTCTTCACTGTTGTGAAAGTGTTTGTGTAACCTTCACCGTAAACAGTTACTTCAGTTGTATTAGCGGAGTCTTTAATATCACCAATGCTTGTAATATCACCGACCTCCAAAGTGAAACCTGAAGCAGTCTTAGTGCCTGCCGTTAGGTTGTATAGAAGTTTCGTGTCAATACCACGAGTACCACGACCGATACCTGCCATATATTATTTCTCCTTATTTTGTTTTTATTTTGAAGAAAAGGACACACTCGTAGTTTTTATTAATATTCATTCCTAAAGTCCCATCGACCAATTGACAGTCAATAACTTGGAACTCACCTAACTCACCTGTGAAGCCATCGAGTAATTCAATTACTTTGTCACGTAGCGCACGAATAGGTACATAACGAGTATCAATAAGATTAATTTGAATATCGTAATCATAACCGAGAGGTTTCCCTTTATTTGAATAGATAGACTCACCACGAGAAATGTTTGAATCAATAATGAAGGCGGGATAATCCGCACCTTCTGATTTCTTTGAGATATATCCCTGCATACCGCCTAAATGTGGTTTCAGGAATTCAATAAGTGTTAATTCCACGCTTACCTCTTATTACGTTTTCTCTCTAATCGCCTTAATACTTTCAACCAACGATTAGATAATGAGGACGCAAAGACATTAATTGCTTGGTTTGCTTTATTTCGTTGGGAAGGCAATAAGAAAGGTTGAGCTGCCATTGCCCCAACTTCTCGCAACCAATAGTCAGTTTGTCCTTTGGTAATTCCGTAAGGGGCTTTCTTAACGACTTGTAAGAATGAATCACGACCAAATTCAACAGCCGCAGCATATTCAGAGACAGGATGTTTAAAGGTAATTACACGCCTTGCGATAATTCCGCTTTGTAGCCATTTCTTACCATGCGCTGAACGCTCGACCATGTATTTAGGATCACCTAAGTGAATATCCCTTCTTTCTTTGGACTCGTTCGCTAGAATATCTGCACGAATCGTTGGGGCTTTGATTAGACACTCCTTATAAATGACTTGATGAGCGTCCCTGAGAGCACCTTGGATTACCGTGACGGAATGGTTCTTTTTCTTCTTGTATGAAGCACCTACTTCACCAAAGAGCTTGACCATTTCGTTCTCGATACCTGCGAGGTCTACCTGCCCGTTGAATTCGAGTTCAAAAGAAACCAAGTCATACTTCGACATTGGTCACTCGCTTAACGCCTTCATAGCGTTTAGCCTGTAGCCGTAACTCACGGTCTTTGTACTCAATGTTCTTAATACCGAGTACGTCATATTCGTGACCTCGATGAACGATGATCACGTCATGTTGATTGTCTTCAAGTCTCTTTGAGTAAGGGATAGTGAACTCGACAAGTTCAACGCCTTGAAGGTCGTTACCTGCCGATTCGATGGACTCAAGAACGCGCACAGAGCCACAAGGTTTCCCTAGCAGTTTCCATGCGCTAACCTCATTACCAAAGAGATACACTTCAGGGACGTAGACTTGAAGACGGTGACGCAAAGCACCACGCCTCATTTACCACCCCCTTAAACCGAGTAGATTTTGTGTTTGTTCAGCAGGTATTGGTGAGTCACAGGGACTTTCGTCACTGTCACACCCTGACCTACTGTTGCGTCCTCACGCATTTCGTAGAGAGTTGCCACGAGCATAAGGACAGCGTGTTTCACGTTCGCAGGGATTTCGTCAGCACTCCACCCCGTCACCAACGTGACTTGAATGTCGTAAGCACCCGCAACGGACACACCACGACGAAGAACGATACGGTTACGCAGCAAGTCCAGTTCGTAATCTTCCGGTGACAGCGTAACCTTTACATCGAGAGACGCTAGGCGGTAAGTAATCTCTTTGATTTCCTTAGCACGACCTAGCGGGAGGGTTTGATTGAAGTTGGACAAGCCAACAAGAACCACGCTTTCGATAATCAAGCGGTTCATATACGATTCAGCCGTACAGACCGCAGCGTCCACGAGAGATTCAATGTAAGCGCGGTCTTCTTCGTCCCACACTCGAAGGTGAGACGCTACTTGCTCAAACGGAACTACTTCAGTGAAAGCGCGGCTAAGAATAACGTGACTCATAGCCGCACCCCTGATTAAGCTTTCTGTAGAGCGATACGGATAGCGTCAGAGTTACCAACAATTTCACCGAAACGTTGGTCAAGGTAGATTGTACGAGCACCTTTAGTTGTGATGTCGTCAATCAGGAAGTGTTCTGAACCAGCTAGAGGAACTAGCTTGAACGCTGCCTTCAAGTCACCGTAGATTACAGGCGTTGCATCAGTAGCAGAGTTTGGTAGTTGGTCGATAATCACGATAGGACGACCTAGCAGGATGTAACCTTCACCCCAAGCTGCACCTGAGATTGAGAATTTACCGAACTCGATGATTGGGAAGCCTTGTTCAGTGCGAAGTTTCTTCAATTCGCTGAATGTCTTCAGGCTCATGAACCACTTAGCAGCAGATTGGTACTTCTGAGGTAGTGACGCTTGAAGGTCAATGAAGTAGTTCTCAACAGCATCAGTGGTTGCACCGAAAGCACCGTCAACGCCTGTCTTAATCACTTGGTAAGTGTCAGGGTTACGCTCACCGTCAGCTTTCAACGCTTCTACGAAGCCGTTCTCACGGTCAACACGGAAGTTCAGCAGACCACGTAGGTTTTGAATGCCGTTTGACTTCTTACCGTCACCGTTCAGCAGCATATCAATCAGCTTGTAAGTCCACTCTTCCGCGATTAGAGCCATTAGCTCACCTTCTACGTCGATGTGTGAATCGCGCAGGATTTCGTGAGTCATGATTGGCATTGCGAAAATCTTAGCGAACAACGCTGACACTTCCACGTAGGTCTGTGTATCAGTGTGTGATACCGCAGTAGTTGTACCGTCTTGTTCGCCTGTTTGTTTCACGTTAGGGCGTTTCTTCAAGACAAGTTGACGGAAGTCTGTGCTCGATACGGTTTGGTTGCCGATTTCAGATAGGAACACATCGTTAGCCACTGCAAGCTTGATGATCTCCTTCGACATTTCTTGCTCGATGGTGTTCGCGTTCGCTGTCAGGTCTAGCTGTTTCACGAACGTGTCCATGCTTGCTTTAGCAGGAGCAGTGTTCAGGAACTTACGAACAACTTCACGACGTTCAGCTTTCTTCTCTGCTTCTACTTGTTCAGTCGTCTTGTTCGCACGTGCTTTTGTCTCTACGTCTGCCAGTGCGTGAGCAAGTTCAGTCATTACTTGCTTCATTTCCGCAGTGTTGGTGATTGCTTCGATAGATTTAATGTCAAATTTCATATAATTCTTGTCCTCTTTGTTTAGGTAATAGAAATCCCTCAGTGCCCTTAACGAGCACCGAGTAGTGAGGTTTGTGTCTTCCTATAGGGAGGGAGGTTTTACTTAGTGAAGAAGTCGTCTAGGGAGTCAGATTTCTCATCCGGCTCATCGGTAGGTTGTTCTTTTTGTTCGTCTTCTGGTTCTTCTTCTTCGTTTTCTTTAGCCAGAACGTCAGAGTCACGAACTTGGTCAACACCTTCGATTGCACCTAGAGCTTCTTTCAGGGACAGACCATGCTTTTCGCATAGACCTTCAAGGGTCGATTTGATCTCTTCTTGAGCCGCAGCTTTACGCTGTGCTTCTTCTTCAGGAGAGACGTAATCAGGTAGGTATTTCGCTACGATAGCCATTGCCAATTCTTCAGCAGCACCGTAGCTCGTTAGGAATGATTTGAGTTCTTCCTGACTTGGAAGACCTTTTTCGTTAAGTTTCATTTTCTTCACCTCTTCAATTCGTGCTAGTTCGTTACATGGGAAAGTCACTAGGGACGTTTCGCGTAGCTCTAACTCTTTGAGGTAATTGGTTTTAGTCTTTGAATCGTACTCCTCTTCAATTACCCAATAGCCAATGCTGATACCTGACAAAGCACCCTGCTTCGCAAGTGCATAAGCCTCACGACCTAACGCTGTATCGAGGTTGATGTAACCATCACCTTCAAGACCTCGTGCAGTTTCACGGAGGTTCTTCCATACACCGATAGGCTTGTCAGGGTCGTGTTGCCACAGCATGACTAGGTAACGACCACTCTCTTCAATTGCTTTGATGCTGTGCCGGAACGCACCTTTGAGGGTCACATCCCCTGCGTGGTCTTTGTTACCAAAGTAGTTAAGAACCCCTGAAATAACGCCTTCGTTACTTACACCCTGAACATCAAACTGAAGAGTCTTTACCTTGCTCTTTCTCAGCATCGTTAGGGTTCACCTCTTCTTCTTGTTGTTGTTCTTTAGGGGTTTGTTGTGGAGGGTTCAGTAGTCTCTCAGAGAGCTTCATAGAGTCCTTCTTCGTGCCCCATACGTAGTTGTTCGATTGGATTACGAATAGGTCTGCCTCGTTAGCAGGAGCTAAGTCGAACATTTCACGAGACTCTTCGTGACTGATAATGCGGTTCTTGATAAGGATTTCCGCTACTTCCGCTTGGGTGCGAATGTCACCACGAACGAATTGACGTGTGTCAAAACGAACCACCATGCTTGAAGGAAGCAACTTGTTGTAAGCGTTCTCTAGCTTGATGATGATTGGCATCAACGTGTTCTTCAGGAAGTGAAGGTTGTTCTGTTCCACGTTGTTCATGGTTTGTGCGGTAGTATCATTAAGCATGTGTACAGGAACACGGAACGCCGCAGCGATTTGCTCACGACTAAAACACAGCATTTCTAGGAGCTGTGCGTCTTGGTTAGTCATTGTGATATTCGTGTACTGTAAGCCATGCTCAAGGACAGCCACCTTACCCGCGTTGTCAGTACCACCGTATGCACCGTTCCAACTCGCTTGTAGACGCTCGATAGCTTCATCATCGAGAGTGTCCTCAGTGGACAGGACACCGCTTAGGCGTGTGCCGTTCTCAAAGATTTTCGCTTCGTGACGTTGAGCTGCCATAGCTGTACCGATTTGTTCAGCCATGAGCGCAATTGGTGAGATACCTTGAAATCCGTTGAGGGATTGCAGCTTAATATCGAGAAGACCTTCATCAGCGAAAGGCGGTAAGGCTGTTTGGACGTTGCCCTTGTGGTCAACCCATCGAGCCATTGGTACACCGTCTGTCGTTAGACCGATTGAGGCGTGTTCGAGGTAACGCATAGGAAGCAGTTCAGAAACGCCACCTAATGAGTTTTTGCAAACCTCAAGGAAGGCATGACCACGTAGCATCAGAGCAGTCACAAGATGCTCGTTTAGCTCCTGAGAGGTCATGAACCCGTTTGGGTTTTGACAGAAGATTTTGAACTCGCGAGTTGTCTGTGAGACTTCTTCGAGGATTCCGCCCTTCTGTCTATAAAGTTTCATTGGAATCATGCCGATGGACTCACTGAGAATACGCACACACGTGTAAACGTCAGCTTGTCTCATGGCTGTGTTATAGGTCACATTAACCCCTGCATGACGTGAGCCTTCAGCTTTTAACTGAGCGTCGATGTAAGGGTTAATGGATTTACTTTGTGGTTCTTTGGAACTCTTAAAGAGCCAGTTCAATAAACCCATTTCACCTCCTTAGCCAAGTACAATTAGACCTCTTCCGCTTCTACCTGAGTACGGAGACTGTTTAGGTTTCTCTTGAATCTCAGCCATTGAGAGAGCAATGATCGTAGCAATCACAGGGTCTATCTTTTGTGTGTTGTGATTTTCACGGAACACCTGAATGTTCGAACGGTCGTCCGTCTTAACGACTGCACAGGACGCAGCCCATTCAAAGGTCTTATCACCGTTGTAGATGAACGAACCGTCATAGATGTAACGCTCAAGAAGCTTTGAGGCTTCTGAGAGGTTCGCTTTCGATTGGGTGATGGAAACCATAGGTAGGCGTTGCTTCTCTAGTTGAGTTGCAATAGCGGTCATGTGGTACGGGTCGTAAGCGATGGTTTGAACGTTGAAACGCTTAGACGCTTCAAGCAGAACGTGACCGAGTGTTGAGTAGTCCATAGATTCCACGTTAAGGATGTTCAGGTATCCCTCATCGTCTAAACGCAGATAGCGTTGACGCATTTGTTCAGATACCTTGTCCATTGCGGAGTTAGGTAGGAAGTTCTCGTAGAACACGTTGAACGTCCCGTTATCGTTGACGAACAGATAACACACAGAGGTCAAGTCGAGGTAGTCAGCGAAGTCCACACCAATAATGCAGTCGCGACCTTCAAAGTCTTCTAGGCGTGCGTTAGGGTCAGCACACTTGTAGAGTTTGTCTAGGTTTAGCCACGCTTCAGCGTTGTTTACCCAAACATTCAGACGTTTTGTCAGGAAGTTTGCCCTTTCTGAAGCCATACGTTCAGCTTTACGGCAAAGACGCTCAATGTCCTCTTCCTTCACGGAAACACCAAGACAAGGGTTTGCTTTAATCCAGCAAGCGCGGTCATTGAACTTGTCACCATCATCTAACGTGTAGTTCATGGTGAAGACGTTCTCTTCAAGCCCGTAGTTCTCTAGGATTGTGCAGCCATCGTCGAACAGTTCCTTACCGATACCGTCCAGAATCCAACCAGCAGTTGAAATCGAGAAAGCTAGAGGCTGTTCACGAGCACCCGTTGAGGTTTCCATAACACCCCAAAGGTTGCGGTCTTTCCATGAGTGAAGTTCGTCTGCAATGAAGCAGTGCGTGTTAAGACCGTCCAATGAGTTTGAGTCAGACGCTAGAGGCACGAACTTAGCGAATTCAGCATCAAACGTGATGGAATCTCGCTTAACCGTCAGGACTTCCTTCAGTTCTGACATTGAGAGCATCCGAACAGCATCGTCGAATACAATCTTTGCTTGGTCTTTCTTCACGGCTATCGAGTAGATTTCCGCACCTACCTCACCGTCAGCAATGAGGAAGTAAAGCCCTAGACCTGAAGCTAAGGTGGACTTACCGTTCTTACGTGCCACCCAAATGTTCGCCTGCTTGAAACGGCGAAAGCCGGTATCTTTGTAAACCCAACCAACGATAGAACCTACACAGAATTGCTGCCAAGGCATGAGCTTCATGACAGTACGTGCAAGCTTACCTTTCGTGTGTCGAATGAACTTATAGAAGTCAATGACTCGTTGAGCCTTTACAGGGTCGAAGCGGTATGGATATGAAGGGTCGTACATTGACCGATACATATCTTTGAAGTGACGTTCAGCAGCTTTTCTTACCTGCTTACACGCTTTGATTTTGCCTGACAGAATATCGTCAGCGTACTTGTGGACTTGCTCGTAGGTTTGATCATCGTCAGTGAGGTTATGGTTTACCAACTCTTTACGTACACGCTCAATTTGAGCCTTAGTTGGGTTCATAGACCTCCTTATTTATCAATGAATTGTTTCACCTCGTTAGAATCAATGCGTAGGTTGTCGTGGATTGGGTCAAAGTACCCGATAAGAGTCCCTTTGTAGGCAATTGTGAAAATGTCACAAAGGGGCAAGTGACGGATTTCTGAGGGGTCAAGTTCTGGATACAACTCGACCACCAAATCGGAAAGAGTCATTAGATAACCTCGCTTGAAATCGCTTCGAAGAAGTCAGACGGAATCCAAACAGGATGTGTGCCTTGTGGGGTCTTGATGTAAACCAAGTAACCTTGAATGTCAGTGAAGCCTTCTGGTAACTCTTCTACCTCACCTGCCATTCTCCACGCTTCACCGCTTGTTACCTGTTCAGCATCTACCACCGTGTTGATTAAAAACTTAGCCATTGAAACCTCGCTATTGCTTTTTGACTGCCGCTAGGAACTCGCCTAGAGCTGATTTTTCTTGTTTGTTCTTCTCGTTCACTTGAACTTTGGAACGAGCAGCAGGACTCATCCCCAAATCACCGAGCATCTTCAGGATTACCTTTGTTTTGTCGTCACGGATTTTCAATTTAGGGTTTACAACTTCCTGCATGAAGCCTGTAGCGGTAGGCATTTTGGTTAAGTAACCTTCTTTACGTACCGCTTCGTTTAGTTCTGTCCATTCGCACAGTTCGTTGGACAGTAGACCGATAATCACCGAGTCAGCCTTACCGATAATGTCCATATCAACACCGTAACCTACGATTTCTTGGAAGTACCGGAAGGCTTCTTCGTTAAGGAATGGAGGGACTTCAGGACGCTCAATACGTACCACTGGATGATCCTCTTCCTTGCCATGCCGCGAAGGTCTATATGTACCCGCAGCTTTTAGTTCTTGAATTGACTTCTTAGGCGTTGCCACATAGACCTCCTTAGCTGTTAGTTAGTTAGAAACGCATACCTACACGGGCAATAACAGCGTCAGCGAAGCCGTCATTACCACCTGTGTTGTACCAGTAACGGTACTGAACGCCTGTGTACCAATCTTCGTTAATATCAAGATAAGCACCTAGCGCACCGTTCATTGTCCATTCGTCGTGTTGGCGGTCTGTTTCATGCCATGAGGTAAGGTTCAGACCTAGTAACTTGGTGTTACCTGACCAACCAACCATCACGGAATCTTCCACGTTAAACGCAGAGTCAGACCATGCGTAGCCCACGAACGGAGCGAAGTTAAACTCTAAGAGTTCACCTTTGTATTGAATCGGATAACCCACACCTGCCAATGCTCGACCTTCATCACCGTAAGCGTCTTCGTAGTAAGAGCCTTGCATGTAAAGGGTCATTGGAATCTCGTTAAGTGCCACGTGTGTTGTTACCTTTGAGAATCGACTGTTCAGCGAGTATTCTTCATGGAAACCGTAGACGTTGAACGTCTCATCCATGTAACCCGCCTCAACACCTACCGCGTAGGACGTGTCAGTTCCCGCTTCTTTCGTTGCGTTGTCACCGTACAGACCTGACCACTCGTAAGTGTCCATGTAGAGAGAGCCATAGGTGTTAGCCTTAACACCTACAGCGAAGAATGTAGCTACTGTTGCCAGTGCCAAAGCTAGGTATTTGTTCATTTAGCCTCCTTTAGATTACGTACTGAGTTCATGATGTAAGCGATAGTCAGACCACTCGCCCAAATGAAGGTCGATTGGGTCAACCATCCAACCACAGCGTGTAAGTAAGGAACGGCTAGAGGGTTCGACGGGAAGATTAAGTCCGTGAATGCCACTAGGAACACGATACCTGAGCCAACAAGCGTTGCACCTGCGTTACTAAACGCCATGCGCTTGACAGGAGACGTGAATAGCTTACCCATTCGACGGAATACCAGTACGTCCACAACGCCACCAATAGTTACCGCTAGGAGCACACCCATGAAGATTGGTAAAGGCAAACCAAGGAACAGTACACATAGACCTGCTACAGCCGTTGTTAGCATTAACATTTGACGCGCTACGACCTTAAACGAACGGTTCTCGCGTTCTGCTTGCGCCTGTGTAAAGGAACGCAGCACGTCAACGAGAGGAACGATTGTTAAGGACGACAAAGGCATCCAAACAGGTACAGAAGCGATTGTTAGAAGGTGGATTGGAGTTGACGTTAGGAACTGTGAAGCCACAGACGCTAAGACGTACAAGCCCAATAAAGTGTAATAGTTCAAGCTAGTTCTCCTAAGTTGTTGGTTGGAATGTATGTAATGGGATTGGCTGTAAGAAACACTCTGTTCTTGAGCCAAACCGTTCATGTTTAGGTGTGTAAGGTGACTTAGAGGCGCATTCCTCAAGGTATTTAGCCTCAAACTCCAAAGCTTCTTTTCTGCTTGTAAAGTCGAGCTTACCCATAAGGAATACCGAGTAGTGGCTAAAAACA